AAAATATATCAGTTCTCAAAAGCTTTACTTTTACGCGAATTTAGGTTATACTATATCTGTGGTAGGGTTAAGTAGATTAAGGGCTTAATAAAACTATATAAAAGTGATTATAACTTAAGGTCAATATAAGGTTGACTTCCCTCAGGTCTCTGACCTGAGCCTGAAGGAATATAAATGAATACTGATAAAGACGAATATAAATGCCCTTTCTGTTATATCTGGCTACTGAAAAGTGGATTCAGCAACCATCAGATGAGTCATTGGAATGATGCAACAGTTTCTAGGGTGCCTGCTACATTGGAGGAACTAGAGGCAAGGTTTTCGCCTCTGGCTCTTTGGGAAGAGAGATAGATTAGTAGTATTGTTTAAACTCAGGATGCCATCTGGAAAGAGATCCTTTGGAATACGTCTTTTTTGTAGATACTATAGATAAGAATAAGATTTGTGATGGGTTTGAAACACCATGATTTAACTTAAGTGTTTCGAGTTTTTTGGATTTGACAAGTTCTGATTGAGAAGCATTCTCAACTCCATATTTTTCGATCATGGTGTTGATTATTTTGGATGAAGTTTCGTCAGATCGAGGACCCATTTTAGTTCCTGTTCTTGCAACAGAAAGACTATCGCGGTGTTTCTTCGATTTAGGTTTATCCTTGAGGGCAGCAGAAATGTTAGCAATGTGATTGGCTGATTTAGGTTTCCTCATCCTTGCTTTCGTTTCGTCAGACCTGATTCGACCCTTGCAGGAAGCAGATATTTTCTGGCTGATTACCATTTGTTCTTCTGGTGTGAATGTTGTATCGCAAAAACTATTTACATATGCGTATGATCTGTTGATGAACAAGTCACTCTTGACAACATTGAGCGTTCTCTGAACTTGGAGTTCTTTCCAAGTTGCATTGGATCTTGTATCGTGATAGGATACTATAACAGTTGAGAATAGTTCTGGATGTAGTTTCAACTCAGATAACCATGTTGCCCTGTATCGTTCTGATGCTACTGAGCCATGATAGTTTTTGTTGAGGACTTTATCGACTGATGATGAGCCAATATAGTTCGCTGGCATTAGATTGCCAGAATAGGAGGTGTGATAGACGCAATATTGGTCTGGGATGAATGGTTTATATATAAGTTTGCTGGTCATGATAGACTCCTGTTTATTGTTAGAATGATTAGAGTTAATGGGACGGCAATCCGCGATTAACACCTATTTCTATTTATAAGATTTATTTTTCAACCACTAGGAGTTAAAGATGGCTAACATGTTCTCGAAAATAAACAAAAATTTCCTTGGAAGTTCAGAAAATTCCTCATTTTATTTGCTCATGGATGACATTGACAACTCAAGCATCAGACCTGTAATCGAGTGGATCATCGACACCAACTTCTCTGATGAGAAACCTGAGATGCTTAATCTGATGATCTGTTCTGGTGGTGGGTCATTATCAGCAGGATTTGCCTTGATCGATGTGATGAGAGGATCATCTATTCCTGTACGAACTATTGGGATCGGGGAGATTGCTTCTGCTGGGTTGATGATCTTCATGGCAGGGCTGAAAGGTAACAGGATCCTGACTCCAAACACCAGCATCTTGAGTCATCAATACAGTTGGGGTCAAGAAGGAAAGCATCACGAGTTGATGGCTACCGTCAAGGCATTCGATCTGACCAGTACGATGCTGGTGAACCATTACAAGAAATGCTCAAACCTGAGCGAAGACAAAATCAAGAAGTTCCTGCTTCCTGCGCATGATGTTTGGCTGAGTCCTGATGAAGCCTTGAAGTATGGTCTTTGTGATGAAATAAAAGAACTATCATAAAATAAAGCTTTACTTATCCAGTTTATAGAGTATAATAGCTCTATAAACTAAATAAACCCTAAAACGAGAGAATATAAAATGAGCGCAGAAAGAGAGTTGCTAGAAAGTTGTTTAGATGAGATGCAGTACCACGAAACTCCTTGTCCAGAACTGGTAATTAAAATCAAAGAGCTACTTGCCCAACCTAAGCAAGAGCCAATGATAGGAATGTACCGTGATATTTTTGATGATTATAAGTATATTCTTACTGCTTTTAAAAACGGAGCTGATGCTAATGATTATAGTAGAGAAATACATCAGGCTGAGTCTGATATTAGGAAAGCTTGCAACTGGCTATATCCACTGCCTACCGATGCCATAGACGATTTGATTCTAAAATCATTTTATGCGGGAACATTTGATTTTAGAGTATTTGCAAGAGGATTGGAGAAGCAACACGGAATTGGAGAAGGGGGTGAGTAAAGAAAGAGAGTTGTTGAAAAAAATACTTAAGGATACTGCATATATTGATTATTCATTCAATGACAATATCCGAAATGAAATCCTGAATTTTCTCGCCCAACCCGAGCAAGAGTCACCTGAATACGAAGATGGACCAGAGTTTGAAGGCTGGGAAAAAAGGTCAGGGGTTAATGAATATGTAAGGGGTTATTCGGATGCCGCGGATGATTTAAAACGTGAGCCAATGAGTGAGAATGTAATTAATATATTAAAAGATCGCTGCATTAGAGAGAGCCACAAATCTCTAGAGGATAATATAGTAATTTTTGTTAGAGCACTAGAAAAGCATCACGGCATAGAAAAATGATGATAAACATGAAGAATGTGCCTGATCAATGCCCTGAATGTAAAGGGGCAGTCAGATTTTTCCATTCACCTGAAGGTACAAGGGTTGTATGCAAAGATAAATGTCAGGGATACAAAGTGATTGCCTCTTGCAAACGATGGGCTGATGAATATGTCAATGGAGATAAACTATGAAAAAGATAAATGTGATTCCAACTGAAGTATCGATATACAGAGATGACGAAAGTCCTGTATATGGGGAAGGTAATATTAGACTGAAACTTGATAGTGCTGGTGCTGGTTATTACTTTAGAGTAAGTCAAGAAGATAATTCTTTTGAGATTGACTATAAGGAAATCATAGCATTGAAAGAGGCTGCTGATATTCTGTTGGAAGCTGTAGGAGGACCACCCAATGATTAAGCAATATGCACTTCTCCTTGCCATGAAGGAACGCGATAAGTTATCCGTGATCTTTGAAGGGTTGGTTCAGCAGAAGAAAGTCATCGACGATTGGTTCACAGATTTTGGCAACAGATACACAAACTCAGTGTTGATGAAGGCATCCTATGATAGCCCTGTGAGGAAACCATACAATGAGAAATTCGATGAGTATTCTGTACTGATGAGGGAATATAGAACAGTAAGGTACTATTTGGAGCTGCTGAAATGAGTATTGAAAGAGATTTGCTATGCGAGGCAAAAGATGTCTTGGCTGATTACTGGGACCCAAGTGTAACTTCAATGATAAGCAAGAATAGGAAGCTGTACTATAAGATCAAAGAACATCTAGATCAGCCTGATCAAGAACCTGTAACTGAAGAAGAGCTTAAGATGTCAACTCAAGGTATGTCTGATTTCGCAGAGGACATGTTCAAATGTGGCTTCAGATCAGCAGAGCGATATTATTTAGAACTAAGGAATGGAGATATAAAATGAGTGCAGAAGTAGATTTCAGTTTGTTCATAGAAAACATGGCGATTGAGAAGAAGATTACCAGAATGGATGCAATCCTGCTGTATTGCTCTGAGAACTTCATCGATCCGATTGATGTTGTTCCAACCATCAGCAAGGCATTGAAAGATAAGATTGAGATGGAACTGATCGAGGAAGGCAAGTTGCCAAGAATCAGCACCAGTACTGTGCTATGATTTCTGGGTTCACCCTGTACAAATATGATAGGGCAGTCAAATTGCACTTCACCAACAAGAAGTACAACCTGTTCGACCACAAGGGCAAGACTAATGGGGCATCGTATGAGACGTTCTTGGCAAGACGAGACCACAACCTCTACAATGCTATTGCTCGGAAGTTCGAGACGGATGCTGAATCGATCCAGTTTCTTGTCGCAAATTACGCATACAAGAACAGCCCGATCTATAATCTAGCATCAAGCGATACCAACTTCGTTCTCTGGAACAAGAGGAAGCAGTCTATCAGCAACACCTTCCGAGAGGATATGGACAAGGTGGCTCTGGTCATGGAGAAGAAGAAGATGACCTGCCACGATATGATAGACAACAGCGATGATATTCCTGAACTGTTCAAGATGTATTTGGGTGGGAACGTCACCGTCGAATCATTGAGCATCCTCAACAGATACATGCCATTCCTTGAGCAATGGGAATCGACGCTCGAAACAGTTTGGGGAAAAGATCTGATCATCATCAAGAAACTGGAACGGTTCGTCAAAATCCCCGAGGAAACCATCCGATCCGTGTTAGATAAAGCTTTACTTTTTGCATAACATAAGGTATAATATATAAATGGGTTGTAGCTATATGACATTATGAGGATTTGATAAATAAAACGGAAACTAATACTTCGCAATTACAAAGGAAAATACAATGGATATTCAAGCACTTCGCAAACTTCGCAACAACGATTTCTCAAAGATTACTCAAGAGTTCGATAAGATCACCAATCCTGGGTCAAACACCAAGAGTTTTGATGATGATCGTATCTGGAAACTGGATAGAGACAAGGCTGGCAACGGTTCTGCAATCATCAGATTCCTACCACAACTTGAAGGCGATGATCTTCCTTGGGTGAGAATCTTCAACCATGGTTTCCAAGGTCCTACAGGTCGTTGGTACATCGAGAACAGTCTGTCTACAATCGGAGAGAAAGATCCTCTTGGTGATTTGAACTCTAAGCTCTGGAACTCTGGTTCTGAGGCTGATAAAGAGACTGCTCGCAAGCAGAAACGACGATTGAACTACACTTGCAACATCCTAGTCATCAGTGATCCTAAGCATCCTGAGAACGAGGGTCAAGTCAGGCTGTTCAAGTTCGGCAAGAAGATCTTTGACATGATCATGGACAAAGCCAAGCCAACATTCGACGATGAGACACCAGTGAACGTGTTTGACTTGTGGGAAGGGGCAAACTTCAGACTCCGTATCCGTCAGGTTGATGGATGGCCATCCTATGACAAGTCTGAGTTCGATTCACCATCTGAGATGTTCAATGGTGACGAAGACAAGTTGGTGGAATTGGTGAACAAGCAGTATCCGTTGAGAGAGTTCCTTGACAAGAAGAACTTCAAGACGTTCGAAGAGTTGAGCCGCAAGTTGGCTGAGGTGTTGAATTTTGATGCAATGCCTGCTACCACTGCTGCCGCAATCTCTGAGAGAGCTCCAACATTGGAAGCTCCTCAACCTAGATCAACTCCAGCACCGCAAGCCAAAGCAGCGGCATCTAACGATGACGAAGATATCCTTGATTACTTCAAGAGTATCGCCGAAGCTGACTAGGCAAGTTTCCTCCTAAGGAAAACCACTCGGGAGCTTCGGCTCCCTTTTTTTTCATCTAAATTTCAGCCTCGAGGAGAACATGTTCTGAACTGAGGATTCAGGATTCTTGACATCCATCCTCATTAGGGCTTGGCTCGAGCTGTTGTTGACCACGCTGGTCGGGGATGAGATGTTGTTGGTCAATGGAGCAACTGGAGCAATGGCAGATTGCGCTGTTTCCGCTGATTGGGTGTAGACTGCATTCGCAGCAACAGGAGCAACAGCAGTCGGTGTTATGGCAGTCGGAGCAACAGGAGCCACCCCAGCTTCTTTCCCACCAGTGATCGCGCTCTGTAGGTAGATCTTATTCAGCTTGCTGGTATCGTCAGCGCTGAACTCAACACCAGATTCCAACAGTTTCTTCATCTCCTCTGGCTTCAGTTTCTGGATGCCTTCCCAGTCTAGAACCTCAGATGGGTTGAATCCTGCGATGGTGGCATTGTAGTCGATGATCTTGTCGTCCTGCAGTTTCTTGACCACATCGAATCCGCCTTCCCCGAATGAATCTGAGAATGTATTGGCAGCAAGATTCAAGGCAGCAGCACCTGCAACTCCCACCGCTAGAGGAATGGCAGCAGCCCCAGCAACCTTCGATGCAATGCCTCCTGCCTTCTGCAACATGCCTCCTGCCTTCTGCATCAAACCACCAGTCGCTGGTATTCCCAGCCCTGTTCCTGATGAAGGGGCTGGCATTTCCTTGATGGCAACGAGGATTTCCTTCTGGGTCTTGAGTTGACCATTGAGCACCTTGATCTGGGCAGCATCAGATCGCTCTTCTGTGATCCCAGATTTCTCCGATGTTCGATCAGACTCGATCTTGTCCTCTGCCAAGTTCGCTCCTGTCATCGTCTTGATTGATCCTGCCATGGATCCTACCGCGCCATTCAGACTGCCAGTTGCCTTGGTCGACTTGGTCGGTTTTGCCTTCTCCCCAATCGTGTGTCTTGAGTCGACCTTCTCCAATCCTTTTCCAACAGACGCTTGCTCCTTCCTGTATTCCTTGGCTTCCTTCGAGTTGCCAGTCAGGAACTCCTCTTGGGTCAGATTCGTCTTGCCAACAGCAGTCGCTAGGGTTGCCTCATTGGCCACGTTGCGGTCGTTGAGAGTGGCTCGCGATGCGAAGTCCTTCTCTAGGGTCTTGTCTTGCTTCCTTGATCCAAGAGCTCGCTCACCTGCCTTGTACTGGGCGAGTTCGTCTTGCTTCGGGGCATCATCCAATCGGTATCTGGTGTCCGTCTTCTTGAGCCCTTCTCCAACAGCCAGTTGCTCCTGTTGATACGCCATTGCCTTCTCAGAGCCACCCTTGAGGTACTCCTCCTTGGTCAAGGTGCCACGGTTGCGCTCTAGATTCTTCTCGTTGCGATCGTTGCGCTGTTGGAACTGGTTGTTCTCCTTGTATCCTGACTTGAGTTCCTTGTCTGTCAAGTCCGACCCTAGATTCTTCTCGTTCTTGATGTAGTCCAGTTGCTCAGCATACTTCGGGGATATGGCAGCACCGATAGCCTTGAGTGGTGCTTTGATCGCACTGCGAGCTGTGAGTTGCCCATCGGAGTTGGACAAGGATGCCTTGGCACGCTGACCATACTCCCGTACATTCTGCACGGTGTTCCGGACCTTGTCGAAGATGTTGGTCACGGCAGGATTCTTGCCAGAATCCTCAGCGATCCCTTGGAGGTTGCTCTTCATGGCAAGAGTGGTCTGCAGTTTCTTGAGGGACTCGGAGTGAGCTCTGGCAGAAATCTGAGCCAGTTTTGATGCGTCCTTGATTGCCTTGACCACCTGAGCAGTCTCATTGCTTTGCTGCTTCAGGGCATGGGTTTCCTGAAGATCCTGGGACATGATCAGGTCATTGGCAAGAACATTTGCCTGCATGACCTCAGTGCGTATCTTGTCGGAGGACACGGAAACACTCTCGGTCGCCAGGACCACCTTGGAATCTTTCTTGTCGATCTGATCAAGACTGTAGGTCTGGGCGAGTTGCCTCAAGCCATCCAGTTTGATCATGTTCTCTATCCGCTCTAGTTGCTCAGCTTGTCTTGCGAGTAAATCTTGCATGGTGTCCCATCTCTGTGGTTGATGTTCTAGTGTTTCTGTTGTCTTTCTTTTTCTTCTTGAAGGAAGTTGGTGAGCATGGCGATGTAGACCTCGCGTTCGAATGGGATCATGCGCTCTATGTCAGACAAGGAATACTTGTGGTACTGCATCAAGGCGAAGTTCATCTTGTAGAAGTTTTCCAAGGAGTCTGAACATAGAGCGATCAGAAAAAAGATTCTATCCCCTCGATGTACTTGTTGTGCTCCTTTGAGCAGACGGGGCAACTGAACTTGACGTCCTGCCTCAGTTTGGGCATGGTCTCGAAGAACACTTCGATGAGTCTGAACTGTTGCTGGGTCAGGTTGTTGATGAACTCCTCAACCTCAGTCTTGGTCTGCTCTTTCGTGTGGTAGATTTCATCGCCATCATAGATGTACTCAATCGAGGAGATGATCAGGTCAAACACTGCTTCAACATTGTCAAGATCGATGAGGGATAGTGCGTACACTTCATCGATGTTGGGATACTTCATGACGATCCCAACATCATCGAACAGGTTGATCTTCTTTGCATGGGTTGGATCTTTGACCACATGGATGGTGGTCAGGTCAAAGGCAATCTTGACCTTTGCCTTGGGATCAATGCAATCATCGCACGAGAAGATCAACTCGGCAATCTCTCCGATTGACTTTGCCCGAATCTGCAGGAGCAAGTACTCAAGATCAAACATGGCTAAGGACTCGATGTCTATCTTGTCCACGAGGCAATCTGCCAAGATCACCTTGAGGGTATCCACCATCACATTCCGATCTTCAGATTGCTGAGCAATCAACAGAGCCTTCTCTTCCTTGACCAGGAATGGGCGGAACTTGACCGACTTCTCGGTCGATGGGATGGTCGTGGTGTAGATTGCTGTGCTTTGTCTTGGCAGTGCCATTATGATTCACCCTTGTTCATGTTGTTGATAAATTTGTTGAGCTCAGCAGTTGAGCCAACGAATATGGAGTTGTTCGTGATCGTCGTTGCTTGATCAGCTTGGACTTGCTTCGTGTCCATCTTCTGCCTCTTGATATGCACATCTAGCAGCTGGTGGTTGATATCCGCGAGTTGCTTGATCAGACCACCAACAACCTCGAAGGCTCTTGGATTCTCAGATTGCTTGGCAATCTCAAGGGCAGATTCTAATGCTTCTTGGCCAGTTTGCAGCAATCCATACAGGTTGTTCCTTGAGTAGTCAACGTCATTCTCGACTGCGTTATCCTTTGGGACTATCACCACACCTCTCTTGGATATGAAATCACCCTCGATTGGTTGGAGGTCAAATATTTCATTCAGGCTATCATCTATGTTCATGTTGTTCGAATATTTTTCAGTTGGGTTATGGTGGTTGAGAGGTCGCTCACTACTGCAGGCAACACGGTCACGCTGGGATTAGAGGCAACTTTGGATTGGTTCAACCATGTAGCCAGAGGGGTGTTCAAGGATGGTAGGGTGTATACTGGAGAACCAGAATCATACAACGAGCTCTGTATGAAACCTGAGTTTGGCTTTGATCCTGAGGTAGCCATACTGGTGCTGAGGAAACCCTGAAGATTTTGCTGATCTTTCTCCTGATTCTCCACCGTGTAATATTTGTACTCAAATCCAACACTCAACTTCATTGGTGCACGATCATTGAAGTCGAGATTGATGCTGTTGATTGTTTTGGGGAAGCATTCATGCAATGTCACTTGATACTTGACGTTGTAGTTCTTGTCGTGGACGATGATCTGCATCGTCGATACGTAGTCTGCATAATAGTTCATCGTCCTAGAGGTGGGATTGATGACCAAATCCATCCAATCGTCAAAATATTTTTTGATGATCAAGTCCATGTCAACATAGAATGACAATGTCATCTCGGAGAACAGCCTCTGAGTGGGCATCTGCCTTGCCTCCCCATACACCGAAACGTCGTTGGTGATGAGGCTCACTCCTGGGATCGAGGCAGAGTCGCACAACAATGCGAACTGCGTCAGGTCCAAGTGGCCAGACATTTTCGGTGGTGGATACAGGATAGCACTGAAATAGTTTGCTTGGGATAACCCCTTGTTCTTGATCAGGGATATGAAGCTGTTCAGTCCCAATCTTCCTGTAGTATCTGCCATTAGTACATGCCTGCTTTTTTCATGGTGTCTCTCCAGACTTGAATGTTTGATGCTCCAACGAACTGTTGGCATGGCAACATCATTGCGGTTGCCCAATCTGCTCTTTCTATTTCTCGGAACTGCGTTTGAACATGACTGTTCAGGTATCGGTGAACGCAAGGTCCTAGTATTTTCAGGCTTGATGCGCCTGAGATCAAAGCCCATGACAACTGCATCTTCACTCGTTTGGTATCCTTGGTGCCATCAATCTGCATCAGTTTGTCCAGCAACTTGATCCTGAATGGGACAGGCATGTAGTGCATGTTCAATCCAAGGAATCCTCCTTCAACCACCTTGAACGGAAACACCATTGGGAACCTGTCGTAGTAGGGCAAGGTCTTCTTGTGCTTTGGGTCGTAGCCATACAGGTACAGTTTCCCAGGAACAATCTTGGTCTGACGAATGGCAGATGGGTTGTTGATCACTCGTCTTGCAGTGAACCCTTGACGATTCAAAAGACTTGCCTGCGCGGTGTACCACGAATATGACTTTTGGGTGATCTCTTTGAGATTGTATTTGTTTAGGGCAAACACGTCATAATATGTGGCGACCTTTTTTTCGCGTTCTGCCATCTTCATTCCTCTATATTGTTTATTCTATTTATATCAAAATAAATGCTTTTCTGTCAGGACGATGAACTCCCATCCTCGATCTATTGCCCATCTATTGGCTGCTTCCCACTTTGCCTGATTCACAAGGAACGTTGAGCACTCTATCAAATATCTTTTGGAGTTTCTTTTTGGAACCTTCGGTGGGCGAGTTTGCCCATCTGGCTTAATTTCCACCAGATACGTCTTCACCCCAGCATTTGAGTTCACCTTGATTTTGAAATCCACGAAGTATCTATGGAGTCTGGAATCAACAGGTGATCTATAGGGTACGATGGTTTCCTCTGATGACCACGACAACACTGTTGAGTTGTTATCGCACCAGTTCATGAACTTCAACTCCCACGACGATCGATAAAATATTTTGGTGTAATCGCCATCGTATTTGGCGATCTGTTTTGGGGTCCAAGCACCTTGGAAGTATTTTTGTTTTTTCATGGGAATATTTATATAAATACATGTAACAGCATATCAAGGAACAGTTATGGCAACCCCAGAAATCCCAAGCATCACCCCATATTCGCAGTATGATATCGGTTCGTACCAGTATCCTCTTGACATCATGTCTCCGAAATCCCAGTATGGTGGGAACTACGTCATGTTCTTCATCAACGTGCAATCGGAGTCGAAGATTTCCAAGAATCAGGCTGAGAACATCGTCCAAGGTGCCATCACAGGATTGAACAAGGCAACGAGTCAAGCAGTGTCTGCCAAGGCTGTAGGTGCTGTTCAAGGCATCCTCGGTGCTGGGCAAGGTGCTGCCGTCAACAGCTTCTTCGGATCGTTTGGCAAGTCGGTGTCAACCACTGCCGCTGCTCTCATTGGAGCAGGTGCTAGGGCAGCATCAACTGCCTTGATCGCCAGTGAGACTGGTGGATTCAACCAGCCAGTCAAGAGGATCAAGACTGCGATTGCGTTGCACATGCCATTGGCTCTGTCAGTGAAGTACACCGTGAACTACGATGAGGCGGATATCGGTCTGTCATATCGTGGTGCTCAGGCGATGGGGGACAACACCAAGGGGACTGCCACTGCTGGGGCAACTGCCTTGGCAATGCAGAGTGCTGGTGATGCCTCGGGGATGATCTCGAAGCTGACCAAGACTGCGGTCAATCCAGTCAAGGAGCAAGTCTTCAAGAGTGTTGACTTCAGAACATTCTCGTTCACGTACACCTTCGCTCCAAAGGATGCTGAGGAATCGAAGAACTGCTTGGCCATCATCTATCAGTTCAAGTACCACATGCACCCTGAGTTCCTAGATGAGGATCAGTTCCTGTACATCTACCCATCCGAGTTCGACATCTCATACTACAACAACAACCAACCCAACGACAAGATTCATCGCCATACATCATGCGTGCTCATGGATCTATCGTTGGACTATGCTCCTCAAGGGACATTCTCAACATTCGCTGATGGAACTCCCACCCAGATCGTCATGACCTTGATGTTCAGAGAACTGGGCAAGATGGACAAAGACAACATCCAAAAGGATCTATTCTAATGTATTTTCAGAACTTCGAGAACGTGCTGTATCCGTTCAGCATCAACCATAAGAGTGAGATCAAGGTGATGACTGACATCACCAGGAATGTTCGAGTGAGGAAGGAAGTGCTCTCAAGCATCACCCTGTTCGACTCGTACGTCATGGTAGATGGCGAGACTCCCGAATCCGTGGCAGAGAAGATCTATGGCAAGGCAGAGTACCATTGGGCAATCATGCTGGCGAACGATCGGTACGACTACATCACCGACTTCCCAATCCTTGAGGTCTCGATGGAGAAGGTGATCATCGACAAGTATGGACTTGATCACGTCAATGACGTCCACCATCATGAGGCTATCATCGATGGCAAGACCTTCGTCGTGGATGCTGATACACTTGGATCATCTCCGATCACGAACTCCGACCATGAGCGTGCCATCAATGAGGGCAAGCGGCTGATCAAGATCATCAGCCCTAGCCTGATCAATCAAGTCGCCAAAGAGATGAGTACACTGTGATGGAGTTGAAGAGCGCAGGTGAGATTGACGTCCAGCAAATGGAGATCATATCCTCCAAGGGGATCGCCATCGACGTCAAGCACATGATGCTATCCCTCAACATCTTTGAGGACATGTTCTCGCCATTCATCACGGGATCGGTGGTGATCAAGGATGCTCTTGATCTGGTGAACTATTTCCCCTTGGTGGGTAACGAGGTGCTCAACCTCAGGCTGGCAACTCCTGGGTTCAAGGACAAGGGCACGTTCATCGAGAACTCGTTCAGGATCTACAAGCTCGAGGATCGCGAGATGGCTGGTGATCGAGTGGTCAGCTACACCTTGCACTTCATCTCAGTGGAAGCCCTGCTCGATCTCAACATCAAGATCAGCAAGTCCTACAACGACAACATCGGCAATCTAGTCAAGAAGGTGCTCTCTGAGTACAGTCTCAACCCAGAATCGGATAGATTCCACGTCGAGCCAACCCTGAACGGCATATCCTACGTCTCGAACTTCTGGTCGCCGATCAAGAACCTGAACTACCTCGCCGAACATGCGGTCAACGTCAACGACTCTCCAACATTCCTATTCTTCGAGAACAGGAACGGACTGAACTTCGTCTCCTTGGATACCCTGTACGGTGCTGATCCTGTTAGGATGTTCGTGAAGGATTCCTACTCGAGGGACATCAACTCAACCAAGAGCATCCGGAACATCGAGAGGGACTTCAGTCAGATCCTTGACCTGAACATCCCTGTATCCTTTGACTACATCAGCAACATCCAGAGTGGCACCTACTCGTCAACTCTGATCACGCATGACATGACGACCAAGAATTACGCAGTCAGAACATTCGATGTTCTAGATTCCTACGACAAGGACAAGAGACTCAACAAGTATCCTCTCCTATCGAAGACTCTGAACCATAGCCCAGTCTCTGCAATTGCCACCATACACAAAGCCAACGCAGTCATGGCAGGCAATCACGACATCTCGAACTCAAAATATTTCCAACGAAGACGATCTTTGCTGCAACTGGCAGAGAGCGTGAAGATTCAGATCACGGTGTTGGGTCGAACAGATTACACGGTCGGGCAGAAGGTCGAGCTCAAACTCTACCAGAACAAGCCAATCGACAAGAGAGACACTGAGGAGGAGATCAGGGACAACATGTTCTCAGGATTCTACCTCATCTCGTCAATCCGTCACAACATTGGGGTATCTATGCATCAATGCACGATGGAGTTGGTGAAGGACAGTTTCGATATCAATCTCAACAAGGTGGCAAAATGAACCAGATATTCTATACAGGAGTGGTCGAATCTCGTCAGGATCCTCTCAAGCTCGGCAGGTGCCAAGTCCGAGTGGTGGGTCTTCACACGGACAACAAGATCGACTTGCCAACAGCAGACTTGCCTTGGGCGCATCCTATGATGCCAATCAACTCAGCATCGATGAATGGTCTTGGATGGAGTCCAACAGGAGTGGTGCAAGGATCGTGGGTGATCGTGATCTTCATGGACGAGTTCCAGCAGCAACCAGTGATGCTGGGAACCCTCGGTGGCATACCCCAGACCAGATCGGCAGCGTATGTTTCCGAGGTGACCAATGGGGTGGTATCAACAGACGATAGCGGAGAGCTGGTCAGTTCATCGGGCGATGCCGTGACGGATCTGATCGATTCGATCGCAAGTGATGCTGGTGCTGGCGTGGTTCAGGAAACCGCTCTCAAGTACCACATCAATGCGGTCTCGGTGCAACTCTCTGATGGGATGTACACCTCCTACAACATCAACGACAACAGCACTGAGACCACGATAGCAACCGTATCGCTTGACGAGAACACCAAGAAATTCAACGCAACCCTCTCGAAGCCTGATCAGTGGGAAGAGTTCCAGTACTCCCCATTCAAGGGAACGAGCATGGCATTCAACTCAAACGAAGAAGCATTGGCATACTTCGACCTCAACTTTTAGGACTCATATGGCAGACCCAATTCAAAGCATCCCAATCCCAGATACACCACCAGCCGAAGCCAAGGCAACCCAAGGAGCAATGCGTGGCATCGCTGCGATCAAGGCAGCATGCGCGGCAGGAGGACTGACTGACAAGTATGCGGTCTGTGCCATGCTGGGCATCGTTGGAGTCGAGAGTGTCTGGCTTCCTGTACAGGAGGGCATGAACTACTCCCAGAAGACCTTGCTATCTGGTCTATTCTCCCACGTGACTCCTGCTGATGCTGCCAAGTGGTATGATGCTGGCAAGAGAGGAATCCCAAGGATCGAGTTCTTCGGGTGGCTCTATGGCACTCGGCTGCCAGCGGGAACACCAGCCAATGGCAACTACTATGGGCGAGGATTCATCCAGCTGACTGGCAAGGAGAACTACGTCAAGGCTGGCAAGATGACTGGATTGGATCTGGTCAACAACCCCGATCTCATGGTTGGGACTGACGATGCCACGATGGCGAGATGCGCCAAGATTGCTGTTGAGTTCTTCAAATGGCGAATCTCAGGATGGGAGCAAGCCCAGCATCAGCCAGGATTCATCTTCAAGGCACTGGCTGCGGTCAATCCTGGGGACAAGTCAGGCTCCGACCACTACAAGAAGAAGGTCAGGTTCTACGAGTACTTCCTGGGAGGGGTGGCAGCGAGCCCTCCAACCAACAAGGATGCAACCAGCACCACGGTCAACAAGACTGCTAAGCAGATCGATTTGGCAACTCCGAACAAGAAGGAAGCATACGTCGAGGATCGGACTGCGAACTTCAACACCAATGGCTTCACTGATCCTGAGGGCAAGTATCCCCTGAGGGATTTCATGAACGAGCCTGACACCAACAGACTGGCTCGTGGCATCATAGCAGGGACTCATGTTGAGTTCAAGGATACCACTCGCAAGACGAACATCCCCATCGCCAACACCGATGGCACCTACGATCAACCCCAGTCCTCATACAACACGGTCTATCCATACAACAAGGTCTTCGAGTCGGAAGGTGGTCATGTTCTTGAGTTCGACGACAGCCCAAATGGTGAGAGGATCAATCTGTACCATGGTAAGGGCACGTTCATCGAGATGGATCCCAATGGATCGCAGATCAACTACATCGTCGGGGATGGATTCTACATCACTGAGAGGAACGGCAACGTCCTGATCAATGGGACCTGCAACATCACGGTCAATGGTCCCATGAATGTTCTGTGCCAAGGGGATGCGAACATCGAGGTGGCTGGCCAAGCAGATGCGGTCTTCCACAACACGGTCAACATGGGCGTGGCAATGGATCTCAACATCGCTGTTGGAGGTGACTACAACCTGCTCGTGGAGGGCAACTACAACGTCGAGGTGGCCAAGACGTCGAACACCAGAGCGATCGGCACGATGTCCCTTGAGTCAACCGATGCTCTCAAGCTCAAGACTGCCAAGTCGATGAGCATGGAGGGTGGTGACACTGCGTCAACTGCTGAGACTCTGATGAAGATGTCGAGCAGCTTCCGACTCGAGACTCCTGCTGATTTCCAGATCAAGGCAAACACCTTCACCTTGGATATCGCAACCGACACCAAGATCAAGACTGGCACGTTCCTAGCACAGACTCTAACAGGAGACCTGCAGCTCAAGTCATCAATGAACATCAACTCCCTCTCTGGTGCGATGTTCAACGTCACGGGAACTCAGGTGCAGCTCAATCCCCCAAGTCCAGTCGTGATCCCATCGATCGAGGAGTTGCCATTGCTCGGGGCAGCCAAGAAGCCAGTGGACTTCGCTGGCAACGAGATCAAGGATCGCGCCAAGGAGAATGTCCTGGTCGATACGACCCTGAATCCTGCTGGCGAGTTCAACCCCAACACCCTGAAGGGTAACACGATAGCATCGTTGTTGGAAGGGTCGCCATTGCCTGCAGATGTTCTGGCAGTATTCAAGGGTGCTACTCCTAACATCTACGATCCCAAGTATGCTGGTGTCCCAATCGAGACCAAGACCTCATTGCCAGTCTCTGGTGTTTCCCCATCGAATCGGTTGCGGGTGCCACCAGTGGACTCTGCTCACAGCCAAGGTGGCTTGAATCTAGTGCCCCCTCAAAGGACTGCTGGTGGAGAGTTCAAGTATGAGGAAGAAGACGAGTGGAACAGTGCTGCTGGTCAGAAGGCATCCAACACCCTCTACACGACCAGCGACTACGAGAACAATGGCATCAAGAACCCTCCGGAACAGGATGCAGCACCCACAACAGGTGGGGCAGGAGCTGGCTCTGGTCTATCCGCGGAGAAGCAAGCAGAGATCAATGCTCAGTCTGCATTCCCCTTGAGCTACAAGCTCTCCGAGCATTTCACCTTGGGTATGTTGACTCTGGGGGGCAAGTATCAGGTCGCCGACGTGAGCTTGCCATCCTCAGGCTCTGGTGCTAGATCGCTCTACACCAAACAGACTCTTGTTGCCAATCTATCTGCACTCTGCCAGAACATCCTTGAGCCAATCTACAAGGAGCTTGGACCATGCCAAGGTGGCGGAGGTGGTGCTACATGGCTGATCTCATCTGGCTTGAGGACTGAGGGCAGCGTCGCAGGAAGCAAGGCAACATCCGATCACAACAAGGGACGAGCAGTAGATTTCCAGCTGCTCGGCAACAACACCATCGAGAACCTGTTCAATCTGGTCAGCAAACTCGAGAAGATCCTGCCATACAACAAGCTCCTGATGGAGTATCGCAGCAACGGAGCGTCACGTTGGATTCACTGCTCCTACTCAACAGAGGGCAATGTTGGTCAGACCTACACCTATGTTGATGACAAGAAACATTCAACTGGCTTGAAGAAGCTGTTCACCTAGGGGGATAGATGCCAGCAGTAGCAAGGAAAAGCGGGACGGATACAGTGAGCACAGGGCATGCCTGTGATGGAATCACCACAACCCAAGCAGGATCAAGCACGGTGTTCATCAATGGCATCGGTGCTTGCAGATTGGGTGATGCCATCACGGTACACACGGTGGAGATAGGCAACTCTTGCGTGCCTCACATTGCCGTCATCAATGCAGGATCAAGCACGGTGTTTGTTGACGGCATCGCTGTTGCTAGAAATGGGGACTCAGCAGATGCTGGGTCAATCTCGTCAGGATCACCATCGGTGTTCGCAGGATAACAGGAATAAATATATACATGAAAAACACAAGAACATTCACAGACATAGACCTCAACTTCCTGCCAGCGCCATCTTCTCAAGATAGGCATGCAGGGGCTGGATCAATCACACTTGCAGTTGGATCAACATCGGTGTTGGGCTTGGATACTCTATTCATGTCTGCACTTGCTATCAACGACAACATCTACATCAATGGGTTGATGGTTGGGAAGATCAAGAGCATATCCTCGAATACAGTTCTGGAGCTACACTCTGCATCAGGAAGCGTGTTTGAGGGGGTTGCGTTCTCAACATCAACACCAGCAGACATTGCTATCAGAGCAGATGCGAATGCCATCAAGGCATCGTTGAGGAATCTGATCTTGACCATGAACCACGAAAGACCATTCAATAGCAAGATAGGATCTCAGGTCAAGGCACTCATGTTTGAGCTTGCAACACCAATGACTCAGATCCTTTTGCAGAGGACTATCACCGATGTTATCCTTGCTTACGAGCCAAGGGTTCAGTTGCTGAACGTGATCGTTGATATGAATTCAGAATCATATTCTGCCAACATAACCATCTATTTCCAGATCATAAATACTACACAACCTCTAAGTATCAACTTAGTCTTAGAAAGAGCACGTTAAAAGGATAGACTGTGGCTACGAACAATAACATAACAACTACCGAGTTAGATTTTGACAACATCAAATCGAATTTTAAGGCATTCCTGAGAGGTCAAGCAGACCTCACTGATTATGATTTTGAGGGTTCAGGGTTATCTATCCTCCTTGATGTGTTATCATACAACACCCACTACAATGCTCTTTACACGAACCTAGCAGTCAACGAATCGTTCTTGGATTCAGCGGTCAAGCGGGACAGCGTCGTATCGAGGGCATTTGAGCTGGGATATCTTCCAAGATCAGCTACCACTGCCCGAGCAATCGTCAACATCACGATCTCCAATGTGAGTGGCAATCCTACCACGTTGGTATTGAGTGAGTTGACGCCATTCACTACTATGGTCAATGGAACTTCTTATGTGTTTTATACTGATGCATCATATACAACAATAAACACTGCTGGTAACTACGTGTTCCGCAACGTCGCCTTGATCGAAGGAACACCGCTGACCCAATCATACATCGTATCCGATTCTGCAAGATACCAGATATCGAATACCAACTGTGACATCAGCACCCTGACCGTCACCGTGCGCGACAGTGCCAACTCAAGCGTAGTTGTTCCGTTCAACAGAGCAGTCGACATCCTATCCGTAACATCAACTGATGCGGTGTTCTTCCTAAAAGAGATTGAGAATGGTCAGTATGAGATACAGTTTGGGAATGGTAGGATTGGCAAGGCAGTGACCAACGGCAACGTGATTCAGCTATCTTATGTGGTCAGCAGCAAGGGTGCAGCAAATGGGGCTAAGGCGTTCGCATGTAGCCTTTTGGGTCAATCGGTCATATCAACCGTTGCCCCATCATCTGGTGGTGCTGATCCAGAAACCATTGAGGATATAAAGCATAATGCACCATTGAGCTTCAGCGCTTCAAACAGAGCAGTGACCAGCAACGACTACAAGTCAATCCTGTTGAGCAACTTCCCCAACATTGAATCTATACAAGTTTGGGGTGGCGATGAGAGCATTCCTCCCAGCTATGGTAAGGTGTTCATTTCAATCGCACCAAAGAGCAGTTTGGCTCTTTCAATCAATGAAAAGTCGATCATCAAAGAAGAGATCCTCAAATCAAGGAAGATGGTATCCATCACCCCAGAGTTTGTAGATCCTTTCTACCTCAATATCAACTTGAACACGACAATCTACTATGATTCGAAGCTAACTCCCTTATCAGCACCTCAGTTGATTTCAAATGTCACCAACAACATACTTGCTTATAATGAGACAGACTTGAAGAAGTTTGAGTCAGTGTTCAGGTACTCGAAAGTTCTTGGTATTATAGATGCAAGTGATCAAGCGATCACAAGCAACATCACTT